ACAGGTGCCTCAACTTTCTTTACCTTCCAGCGACGGTTGTCTATAACGAGAGAGCCGATCGCGTACATGAATTGCTGGCTCGTTTCCCAGGTATCAGGAGCCGCGATCTGGAATTGCCAGGCTCCTTCTTCCTTGGCTGCGTTAGCGGTGGTCTGCTCGACGCGATGACCAAACCAGTCCTGGGTGAATGTCGCCGCTACCGTTTCGCCAGCTGCCGGCGTCGCGGTGTAAACGCTCAGCGTGTCGTTACCGAATGTCCGGATCCGATGCCGGTTCATCGCGGTCAGACGCAGGTTGCAGTAGACGCACATTCCTCATCTCGCGAAGGCATTTTCGGGCTCGCAGTTCCCGAATATTCCCTGATCATTGCCTTGCAGTGATCGTAGATCTGGTTCGCTGACATCCTGTCGCCATCCAGATCCGTCGACTGCAGCTCGGCGGCCCGGCCGGCTTTCCACTTCCAGCCCTCACGAGCTGCGGCTCGCAGGTTATGAGTTGGGACGTAGTCATCTCCTCCCGGAGCAACACCGTTTACGTCAACGACCTGTGCGAGCGACAGGAGTGAGTCGATCTCAGCATCAGAAAGCGTGGGCTCTCTGTCCCACGCTGTCATCGCTTTCAAACGGGTTTTCTCGGCTGAGTCCGGCATCTACTTCTTGGCGTCGTGTTCCTCGATCGCGGCCACGATCTGAGCCTTCGTCATGTCGCCAGAAACGCTGAGCCCGCGGGTCATCGCCTGATCGGCAAGCTCCGTCCGGTTCATTTTCGCGAGGGGCTTCGCAGCCTTTTCGCCGGCCGCGACTTCCGATGTAGCTTGCTCAGCGGCCTCTTCCTCGGTAAAGACGCGTTTGAAACTGCCGTCCTTTACCATCTGCAGAAAAGCTTCACTGCCGACTATCGTTTCGAATTCGACGCCGTCGCCGCGTAGAAATTTTGTGATCATTAAACTGACCTCCTAGAAAAGAACTCGCTGCTTGGGCCTAGATCTGCTTCGGCAGTTTGTAAACGCGGATCGCCAGGTTGGGCGAGCCCGAAACCGGATTAAACTGCACGTTGACCGTGCCGTCCGCTTGCACGAACCTTCCCGATTCAAACGGGCCGATGATCGCTTTACCTGTGGTCGCAACCACCGTCGTTGTCATGTCAGCCGCCAGCAGCGACGGAGGCCGCGTGCCAGCCTTGAGCACCACATCGCAGTTTTGGGCCGCTGAGTTGACGACCTCGATGATCATGCGGTCCATCGAGTGCCCGGCTGGCATGGGGACCGTTCCGGCCGTGTCGATCGTCTGGGCTGCGGGCTGTGCGATCGAGCCATTCGCAACGCAGGCATTCACAATAAGATTTGCTGGATTTGCCATATCTGTGTTTGATTTGAGAGCGGGACGGCCCCGATCCTGGCGACCGTCCCTATAGCGGTCTCTCTCCGCTCCGTGATATCAATCCGCCTATTAGCTCGGGTTGGCCGTCAGAACCGCCCAGCAATCCGGGCGGACAAGTTTGCCGCCGTAAACGCTGAGGCCTTTGACCGCATCGCCGAATCGGCGTTCGGGCTTAAAGGTCGAGAGCTCGGTGATCTGCTGTGCGAAGGAGTAGGCCATATCAACCCCGGCGATGACCTTGTACTTGATCGAGGCTGCGTTCGGAACGTTGTTCGACTTCAGGATCCGGAAGCCTGCCGCCTCACCGACCTGGCCATTTCGCAGCACGTTGTCAGTGGTCGGAGTGCCCGCTTTGACGAAACGATCGTCCTTTAACAGGCGGCCGACGTACCAAGGCGGCAAAATAGCGAAACGCCCTTCCGAAGGAACATTCGCGTTATCGAGCAGTACACCAAGATCGACCAGGTACTCGTACGCGGTGGTATTCGTCGGCGTGATCGGGGCGGCGTCGGAACCGATCAGATTCGCTGCCGGTACATTAACGTACTGGGCGGCGATGAACTGGTCCTGGACATCGCGGATCTTGTACGCAGCCCTGCGCATCGCCTCATCCATCGAGTTGACGTTTTGCTGAGCTTTGTCGATCGCATCAACGTAGAAATTGAAATACTTCGCCTGGTCGATCAGCAGGGACTGCTCGGCATCGGTAAGTATCTCCGGTGTGTTGATGTCAGTGTTTTTGGTGTAGTTACCGACCGTCACGTCGCCGATCGATGCGATCTTGACCGTGTCTCCCGATTTCTGGATCTCTCCTTCGTAGTCACGATTGACGATGCCCGCCTGTCCGTAGACCAGGGCCTTGTCAAGAGCCTTCAGCAGTCGAGCTGCCCAAACGGTAGGGATAAAATTGAGTGACATAGTTGTGTGTTAAGAGCGGCGTATCATCGCCGTCGCGGCCTATTTTTCGGCCATTACTCTGCTGACGTCCTCCCAGGGGAGCTCATTGACCTCGGCCGGCGTCATCACCGAGAGTTTTTCTTTGGTGAGTTTTTCACCGGAACCTTTTCCGCCCTGTCCAGCACCTCCGCCGATCCCGCCTTCGGGCTTTTCGTCGCCAAACTGTTCGGGAAAATCGCCCTTGACCGATTCGATCAGGTCCTTGGAATTGATCAGCTTTCCGGCGTCGTCAAATTTCAGCTGGTCCTTGATCGAGTTGAAGATCAGTGCCGGCGATTTCGCACCGGCTTTACCAAGAGATTCGACTACCTCGTCGCGAGCATCACGCAGCCGGTTGGACGCCTGCAGATCCGCGTTTTCTTTCTTGAGCCGTTCAAGCTCGGTGAGATCTTTCTCGTCTTCCCACTTTTTCTTGGCATCCTCGACAGCTTTTTTCGCAGCCGCGTCGATCTCAGCCTTGGTGAAGGTTTTCTCGGCCTTCTTTTTCGGAGGATCCTGCTTGCCTTCACCGGCGTCGTCGTCGTTTCCGCCGTCGTCGGAGCTTTTTTTTCCTGCGTCATCACCCGCCGCTCCGTCATCGGCGGCTTTTTTGTCCTTGTCCTTGTCGTCGGATGCGGTTTTCTCGCCTGCCTTACTCGCCATACACATGCGAGATTAGCCAAAGCATGCGCGCCGAGAAATAGCACTTGTTAAGCTTCGCGAGGGTTTATTGGACTTGTGATAAATGGAATGAGTGAGGCGTAAAAAAAGTGTTGACATGAGCAATCGGTAGGCATATTATGTTCGCAAAATAAGTAGTAGTTTTATCTGACGTCTTCACTTCTCTCTCTCTTTCTTTACAATTTAACGTATGATGTCGCTCCCAAAAAAGACAGAACTATTTATTAGCATTTCTGTCATCGTGTTATCGGTTTTTGCTAGCGAATACTTGATTCATAAGTACATTTTTGCAGCATCAACCGCACCAGAAGCTATCCAATCGACCAAACCAGAAATCACCCGAGGAGCCAGAAAACGTGCGCCCTTGGATGTTAAGAGTGTGCCCCTGGATGTTAATTGGTCGGAACGATCTAAAACGCTCATCCTGGCTCTTCAAACCAGTTGTCACTTTTGCAATGAAAGCGCACCGTTTTATAAACGCCTGATCTCGAGCGCGGAAGGCAAGAACGTCAAATTGGTCGCCGTTCTCCCGTCTAACGTTGAAGAAAGCAGGGACCATTTAAATAAACTTGGTTTGAGCAGCTTGGATGTTAAGACTGCATCCTTGGATAGCATCCAAGTTGAAGGCACTCCGACTCTGATCCTCGTCGACGATAAGGGGGAGATTATCGATTCCTGGGTTGGAAAGCTGCCACCGGAGACGGAGGCCGAAGTAATTCGCAGAGTAACATCGTAAACCTGATCAGGGCAGAATGGAGATTATGAGAGTATGAGGATACAAACATCCCTTATCGCGGGAGTCATAATACTGCTAGTTTGCGGAGGTCTAATCTTTTTGGCCCCAACCGCTGAGGTTCAAGATAAAGACGCCTCTATTCAAAGGCAGATTCCGGTCGTCGTAAAACCCCTGATGGTAGGCGGTGAGATTGTTCCGATCGAAATCAAATGCGATCCGGTGTTTGCCAACGCTGACACTATAGAAAGATTTAATTGTCTACTGATCAACGGAACTGACAAAGACATTCGTGCATCGAGCGTGCGATATACCGTTATCAGCGAAAAGGACGGTGCCGAGCAGCGTGATGCTCGGCTGGACGTAGCAGACACGTACATAAACCCAGATTTGGCCGAAACTAAAAAAGCGATAGCTCCGGGTGGCCAACTACATGTTATGGCTCCAGGACCTGTGGTTGAGCCAGACTCTGAGATTAAGGCTCTTGAACTGGAACCTGTTTACATTGAATTCTCCGACGGTACTACTGTTGGTAAAGGGGCGGGGGCTGACATGATAGCAGAAGTTCGCGATGGAGCCGCAAAGTTCAAAGACGCTTTACGGAGAGAGTTTCGGAATAAGGGAAGATCGGTGAGTGCAATTCTTGCACGCTTAGACGATGCAGAATCCACTGAGTTAGATGGTTTATCGGGTGGGGCCCGTGTTGGTGCTAACGCTTACCGAAGGTTTCTTTTAGAAAAATACAAGAAGGGCGATACGGCGGCCATAGCTAAGGTTTTGGAGAAGTAGGTCAGCCCCGTGCAGTTCTTCCGAGGAGACGGCTGCAAATGAAAGAAATACTCTCATATTTTTTCCTTGTGTTTGGCAGTTTCTTGGTGATTTCGGGCCAAAGCGGCCCCACGCAGATTCAAGATTGCAAAAAATTCGGAAAAACTTGCACCGTTACGGACCAACATTGGGCGCGTGCTAACAATGTTACCGTATACGGGAAGCAGGTCTATGCAACATTCTATAAATGTAGTTTCCCCAGCACAGATTCTGGAGCACAACAGGAATATTGCATTAATAATGATCCGCTCGATGCGTGCCAAAAAACGAACTGCAGCTATATTTGCGATAAGAACCCTCGGACAAAGGAAATAACAGGTGTCGAGTCGAGTTGGGAGGATTGCAATCAGGTCGTGCACGTGGGAGGCTTTGACTGCCAAACTTGCCGACCTTCTCCTACTCCCACGCCTAGTGCTGGCGCATGCGGCGGTTTTGCTGATTACACCACCTATCCCACCACCGGCTGCAGCTCCGGTCTAACTCTCGTTGACAACTGGTGCGATTTATCGTTGGCGGAACAAGATTCTTGTAACGGGCCGACTTTTTACGACTGGGATAGTTGTTCATGCCCCGATGGATACCCGACGCCGACTCCACCACCATGCGATATGGGGTTTTGTGATGCCGGCTATCATTGGGACTTGGATCTATGTGATTGCGAACCGAACAGCTCCCCGATTTTGATCGACGTTTCTGGAAATGGTTTCGATCTCACTAATCTTGCCAATGGCGTTACGTTTGATATCAATGGTAGTGGTTTGCCAGTACAGGTCGGCTGGACTACGTCTGATTCTGACGATGCTTGGCTGGCTGTCGACAGAAACGGTAACAACTTCATCGACGACGGAAGCGAGTTGTTCGGAGATACAACTCCTCAACCACCGCTTGCTCAAGGGGAAAAGCAAAACGGCTTTCGGGCTCTTGCAGAGTTTGATAAGCCAGCCAATGGCGGCAATGGCGACGGTAAGATTTCGATTCAGGATTCGGTTTTTAGCTCTCTGCGTCTATGGAGGGATGTCAATCATAACGGGGTCTCCGAACCCGACGAATTGCATGCCCTGTCGGAACTGGGGCTCGCGTCGATCGACCTTGATTATAAGGAATCGAAACGAGTCGATCGATATGGCAACCAATTCCGCTACCGGGCAAAGGTAAAGGACGTTCACGGTGCTCAGATTGGCCGTTGGGCTTGGGATGTCTTCCTAGTGCATTAGGCCGTTCGGTTCTTAGAACCTTTGAAACCTCCATTTCGGTGGAGGTTTTTATTTGGCAAGAACGCAAAAAACGAAAAAGAGAGCCGTTTTTGACTCTCTTTTTTCGTCTTTTGGATGGAGAATTAGGAATTCCTGATCTCTTCGCGACTCGGCTGATCAGGCAACTGATCGACGCCATCCTCCTCCGCTACGACGGACCAGGCTTTGTCCAGGGCAGCCTCGTCTGACCGCATCAACACGGGGCCATCATCGCCGCCGGCTTTACGGCTGGGACGATTTAAGATCTCGTCGTAATCGCTCAGAGGAATTCCCATAATTACTCGAAGTCTACAGCAAAGTTCTTTTCCTGTAAATATTTTTCGAGGATCCTCCGGCTGCGGCTTGACCGGTCCAAATCGAACAGCATCGGCCTGCCAGTACCCTTATAAAGCCAGACGAATTTGCCGTTAGTTTGCAGCATCAGCTCGTTGAGATCCTGGATACCCTTGAAAGTCTCCGGAAATATCGCCCAATCATTCGGACCGAGTTGAGCGTTGTAGCCAAATCTCGCCCAGGTGTAATAACCATTCCAGCGAGCCGCATCCTTACTAGTCTTGTAATTGCCGACGGCGTCTGTATCGATATATTCGACGCCGAATTTCCCCGCATGAAGGACCTGTGTCGCGAAAGATTTGAGACCTGTACCCTTCGGTGCAGTACGCGATGCCCGGAAGATCTCGTTATGCATGAAAACGCGACCTCTGAAATCCCGATCGAGGCTCCGGACCTGTTGGCTAATGAGCGGATGATTTACGTGGAGGAATAGTCCGCCTTCATCATTGTGGTCAACGGAGATCTTCGCTCCGTCGAGAGCACCTACCAGGCCGCCGATTTCATTGTGGCTGAGATCCCTGGCCAGCAGATCCTGCAGGACCTCTTCCGCTCCAAATTCGAAATCGACATGAACATTCTTCGGCGTCCTGATGATCTTTTCGCCGATCGGTTTTTCGAGCAGGACCTGACTCAGCGGTTTCGTATAGACCGATTTTCCGAATCGTTTGTCGTTTCGCCAGCCAACAAAGTCCTTAAGGCCGACCAGCCCTTCGTTATACGCCGCCACGCCATCCTTGCCGATGATCGTCTCTTTGATCTCGTCGGACTGCTGATCGAACCAATCCGATCCGAGTTGTCGCGGCGGCCGCTGGATCCCGTCGATCACCGGGATCATCGTGCAGCGGCAATTAACGTGCTGAGGGAAAACTTCGTCGAGATCAAAGACGCGGCCGTCAAGAGCGAGACACGCCGGGCAGGTCCTTGCCGATTTGCTCGCGACCCATTCCCAGCCCGTGATCACATCCGAGTTCGCCTGGTACATCTGCCGTGTCGTCTCGCGGCGAACACGATTGACTTCAGTGCGGGCAGTCGCGAGAGCTCGCGTTCGGGTGATCTGTCCCGTTTGCAGCAGGCGGTTGGAGATCATTCTGAAATCGGTGCCGAGAGCGGCGGCCTTGATCACTTCCTGGCGGATCATCTGGGCGACTTTAGGAGCAAGATTCTTTTCGTAATAATCGAGGATCGGCGAGCCGTCGCCCATCATACCCACGGCATTTTCGACCGCGGTCGGGTTGAGCAGCGAACCTGCGGCGAAAGGATCTCCAGCGATCGCCGAGATCATATCCTTCGTCTGGTCGATCGCAATGCCGATCGCGGCCCGCTGCTCACGGGCGGTAATTCGCGAGGCAGTGCCGCCGAAGCGGGTTATTTGATTTTTGACTTGGGTTACAAGAGTTTTGAGACGATCCTGTTGCTGAAGCCACGCGGGTGAGATCTCTTGGCCGGCTGCCTTTGCATCACTGACTTTCTTCTGCAGCTCGGCGATCGATCGCTTGAGTTCACGCTCGACGTTTTTATATGCCTGCAGCATCTCGCGGAAAGCGTGCTCTTCGCGATCGATAATCCGCTTGCGGTGCTTCTTGAGGGTGTTGTCGAGAACTGACATTCATTACGGAAGGTTGTTTCCCAGGTCACCGGCGTTGAACCTTTTCGCCTCTTCCTCGGCTTTCGCAGCATTTGCCTCCTGCATCGTCTTGATGTCCTTCTCGCCATATCCGGCTTCTTTCCAAAGCTGCTCTTCCGAAACTCCCATCTGCTCTTTCTTGAGCAGATTGTCGAGCTGCTCGCCTTGGGAAAGCGGTGCCGGGTTCGCCCAGTTCGTGTGGAGCTGGGCGTCTTTGCCCTTGTTCTCGATGCGCAGTGCGAATCGCATTACGTCCTCCCATACATTGCCAAATGCTTCCATCCGGTCCCTTACTTTGTTGAGAAAACGCGACTCTAGTTTTTCGATCGATATACCGGATTGCGGAAAGGCGGCCCCGGTCAGCAGAAAATAATGCAGCGGCGTGCCCGACACCGTCGCGATGTCTATACGCATGCCGTCCTTCACCTTTAGGAATTGCTCCAGGTCCGTCGCCTCAAAATCTCCGAATTTCGCTTCCGGGCTCTCGGTTACCCATAGCCGTTCGACCCCGGCGGTAAACGGCGGGATTGGCTTGCCAGTGGTCTCATCGATCTCGATCTCGATACCCGAAGCCCATCGCTGCCGGTACGACGCAAACTCCATCGCGACCAGCATGTCGAGGACCGATTTATTCAAAGCGTCCTGCACCGGCACGACGTGCTTTAGCTCTGACATGCCAAAGGACCCCACGTCGGCATTGTTTGCAAAATGAAAGACCGGCACGACGCCGTACGGGTTCTTGATCGTTTCCGGTCCGTCCTCGGTGTATGGAAGAAACTCCTTAGCCTCGGGCAACACGGAGTATCGGTTCCGGTTCTCGATCGTCTGCTCTTTTTTCTGAGTGTAGAGGTCGTCAAGTGCCGCCTTCTTCGCAATGTATTTTTCGATCTGATTTGCGTAATAAAGATTCAGCCGCACACGGCCGTCGAGATGCGTCCAGTATTTCGCGGCCCAGAGGATCTTGCCAGGCGTCTCCTCATCGTAAAAGACCGTGCAGGTCGCAGCCCTGTTCGGATAGATCGTCGCTTTGCCCGAAGTGACGTCAGGCCAGACGATCACATAGGCATCTCCGGCACGCAATACTTCCTTATGTACCTGGCCTGATCTCTGCCCCATCCGGTTCGCCTGCCAGATCGACCAGGCATCTTCGGCAGACTTCGCGTCACCCTCGTCCACTCCAAAGTTTTCAACGACCAGCTTATCTGCTACCGCGTCGACCACGGCGGGACACACGTTCAACGCGAACGCCCGAAAGAGCTCTCCGAACGCATTCTTGAATTTTTCCGTGGCAAACGACAGCTTGTGCTTCCCGTCGTAATAGTCTTCCGGTTTTTGATAGCACCAGGAATTGTCTTTGAGTGCCTTGACCGCCTTTGTTAGATCGCTCATGGTTTCGAATTAAATAGTGCCGCCCCGTCGCAGAACGGTGTTCCAAATTGTTCCAAATCACCTACGCGGCTCGTTGGGCGTGCCGATGTTTTTGATCAACACAGGGCGAGCATCAGAATGCGTGCAGCTTCGCTCGTCTCTTCGACAACATTCCGACCGCCACACTGACCGCATCGACCTGGTCATCATGAGCGTCGCCCTTTCCCGTGAACCTGCATACCTCGTCGATAAAATCGGCGTTCCATCCGCCGCGGACCAGGTAAACCTTTCGTTCCTCGGCGAGGTTCGCCCAGCCCAGGGCCCGCGTAAATTTATCGACATCGACCTTGATCGCCTTCAGCGGCACGCCACGGATCGATTGCACACGACGAAGGTCCTGAACAAGAGCCTCGCCATGTAGAGCCTTTTCAACGCCGTGCTCGGTTTTCTGTTCGTTGGTCATCCGGCCGACGACATAACGCTTTTGCTCGGGATACTCGATCCGTTTACGAAAGCCATCGGCGATGAAGAGATTTCCTTCCTTGTCGAACGCACATCGAAAGCTCGCTGTGTAATCGGCTGAGGTCTTTTGCGAGACCGCCAGATCGTATCCGCGGCACCAACGCAGTCCGTCAGGAGCTCGCTCAACGAAGTTCTTTTCAAACCACTCGCGTTTGAATAGCGATCCCTCGATCGGGACCGGACGCTGCTGATAGAGAGCTGCGAACGAATACGGCCCGAGCTTTTTCTTTCGGGCTTCCAGTGCGTCAATGTCGTAACGTGCCGGGCACAGAGCCTCGCCCTCACGACGGTTTAACGGATCGTCCGGCTCGGCGATCGCCGGCAGCTTTACAACCTCCCATTTCTCGCCTCCGTCTTCGACCTCCTTCAGCAGCCGCCCGGCAAGATCGTCATCGTGCCACCGAGTCATCGTTAGGACCATCGCTCCGTTCGGTTCGAGACGCGTGTAAAGATCGTCATTGAACCAGTCCCAGCATTTATCGCGATAAACTTCCGATTCGGCCTCCTCGCGGTTCTTGACGGGGTCGTCGATCAGGATCAGATCTCCGCCGAACCCGGTGATACCACCGCCAACGCCGACGGCACGCAGCCCTCCGCCGATCGCGGTTTCCCATTCCTCGACCGCCTTCCGGTCCTTGGCCATCGCGACGCGGTTTTTTGCGATGCGGTAGGTCTTTCGTGAAAAGCGGTTCGCGAGTTTCTGGTTATAGCACCCGAGGATGATGTTGGCTTTCGGATCGTTTTCAAGCCGCCAGGCAGCATAACGAACGGTGACCGTTTCCGATTTCGAATGCCGCGGCGGCAGGAAGATCATCAGCCGTTTGCAAAGCCCGTCAGTCACCCGCTGCAGAGCGTTGTAGAGATAGATCTGGTGCGGCCAGTCCCATTGCCACTGCGGCGTTACTCTCGGCAGCCAATCGGGAAACACAAGCTGATTAAGCCCGAGCTGCCGGCGTGCCCGGTCCATGTCGGACTTGATCTTTTTGCGATGATCGTATTTTGTTGCCTGAGCCATATCACCTCAGTACGTAGTTGATCCACGCGTACTGTCCGGCGGCGTTTGAGTCGCTGTTAACGTTGATAAAATCTCCGGGTCTCATGTTCCCGTGGAAATATTTGTTGAATCCCTGGCCGTTAAAGATCACATTGCTTCCGACGAATTGATTATTCGCAGCCGGGCTCCCACCTGATGGGACGATATTGACAGTGCTGATGGTGCGGCTGGAACCGCTGGTATTACGGTAAACGTAAGAGGTTATGATCGTGCCGGGATTATTGGAATTAGCTTGAAGCGTAGTCGCTCCAAAAGACACAGTCTTTCCTACAGGTACCGTAAACAGCGTATTCGCACCATTGACCCATGTTTGAATGTCAGCCCTGCCCAATGGGCTGGCCGCGTCAAACTCGATGATATTCACCCAGACACTCAGGCCTGGCGCGTCGCAATTTACCGAAAACTTCTCGCCTGCGTTCAGGACGATGGACTGGGAAAAGTTACCGGAAGTCATTCCGTAATTGTGACCGATACCTCCCGACACTTCGCTGAGGCTGTTCCCCAGCTGATAATAGGTCGAGCCGATCTTTATCTCTGGGAAGCTATTGATCGCTCCACCCGTCGAGTTGGTCTTTATGTAATCAATGACCAGAGCTTTTCTGCCGGCCGGAACGGTGTAGAGATCGTTGTGCCCATTCGCTGAGTTGAGCGTGGATGCCGCAGGGAACGTCGCATTTGGGTATAGGCCTTGAAACACCGCTCCGCCGCTGGCAGCATTCGCGATCGCGTCATCGATCGCAGCCTTCACGGTCTCTGTTGCCGGAACGCCGGTCGCAAGCAGGTCCTCGAGATCGACCGCCCCGCCGGCTGCCAAATAAAAAGAACCTGCGTTGTCTCCGCCGATCTGATTAGGGATCTCGCACTTGTACCGAACAGTTCCCGTCGCTTTTGTCGGCAGATCGATGCTGGCGAGACCGTTGGCATCGGTCATGACCGAGTAATACTCGTTAAGGATCAGATCATCGTCGCCGGGCGTCACATCGGGCAGGAAACGCACCTTGCGTATACCTGCCTCCTGCTCCTTCAACTTAATGTTTACGGTCCGCATGGCTTACTCTTCAGGCTTTTCATCCTCGGTCACGAATTCCTTTTCCGCCCATTCGATCAACGGCTCCTCGGCATCGCACAGCTCTTTCGCTAACGCCGGCGAGATCTGCGTCGCGGCTCGAAGCAGGTGATTTAGGAAAAATGTGAAGTTCGCGTAGTTGTCGCGGGCCTCGGCGAGCTTGTCGAGGATCTTGATGCAGTTCTGGGTATAGAGATTGTGCTGGTAGACGAGATCCTTGTTCGCTCGCACGCCTTGCTCCTGGATCTCCATGTACGCGGCCTTTCTGATCGACTCGTTTTCAGCCAGGAGAGATTCGGCCGACGTCGCCGCGATCGTCGCGGCCTGGGCGAGATGGACCTTGAGAGCATTCTTCCAGCCAAAGCGATCGATCCATCCGTCACGATAGTTCTCACCCTTTCCGCGGCTAAACAGGATCTGCTTCCGAAACCCTTCCCAGCCGAGCCGGTGCATCTCTTCCTCGATCAGATCAAAACGCTCGCCGTTGTATTTCAAATACAAAGCGAAAGCGTCTTTGATCGTCTCGGGGTTTGTCCTGGTCGATGTTTGTGACATGAGAGTCTAGGTCTTTGACAAAATCAACGGGTTCCTCTACTTTTTGCAGTATCTTAGGAGGCCCCACACATGTTCGATCCTCGCGTCACTATTTCTGTCGGCGATGACGGTGGTCTAAGCTGGCAAACAATCACCGCGATCATTTCAGCACTCGTCGCACTTATCGCTACAGTCGTCGGTCCGATTGTTGCTTCCCGAATCGCCAGAAATCAGATTCGATCGGCGGAAAGCCTTGCGAAGTCCAACGCCAGGCTAACGGTTAGAAAAGAATGGCTTGAATCCATCACGCTTGATTTAAGTTCCTTTCTTTCTATTGGCCAGCAATTGGCGGATGTTCGCCAAGTTGTTCACCGAAACAAAGGGAAAGTTACGGATCCGGAATTCGAGTTAATGAATCGCCTTATAAACGATCTCATGGTTACCTATTCTCGAATTCAAATCCGCCTCGATGACAACATTCATGAACACGACGCTCTTTTAGTGAACATGGGAAGAACGTTTCCAATGATGAAATTCAGTCAGGAATTCAAAGTATCAGACGTAACAGGCCATTTTATGAAAATAGCATTAGAAGCCCGAAAGCTAACTTCCGTTCACCGAAGAGAAATCCTAGATAAGACGCCTACCTAAGGAGTGCAAACAAGCCGACGCCGAGAAGGACGTCGGCGGCTCTCTGCCAGGGTGAGCTCTTGTTTTTCTGTAGTTTCGCGACAAGCTTGTCCTGGGCTGTGATCACGGCATCTTTGGCCGCGATGGTCTCGTTTTTCGCCATGACCGTATCCCTTAAAGCAGCGTTCTCTGCCTCCCGGGTTTTATTCAGCTCCGTCAGGATCGCCGTAGTTTTCTTCTCCGTTTCGAGCCTCTCGCTAAGCAGCTTGTTCTCGGATTCGAGATTCGACGCGTAGGTCCTTGTCGCTTTCAGATCGTCTGCCGTCGCCGCGCACGCGTCGATGATCTTTTGGATCTCCGGTGTCGGGCTAGGGGTCGCACGGGTGGCCTGTTTCTTTGAGGCGATCACAGAGCTCGTCGGCGGTGCTGGCGATTGACCGAACGCTACGGGCACGGTCAACATCAGTACGAGAGCCAGCGACAGTAAAATTAAGCCTGGTAATTTCATCGTCTTGTTTCCTCGCTAGGTTTTGGATTTCGACCAGGTTTGATTCGAGATACGTGATCTTCTCCTGGTACTTCGCCGCTTCTTTCTCTTTTTGGTCCGCCTTTGTTTCAAAGGCGTCCGCTCGCTCTTTGGCAGCGGCGACATCTTTTTCGAGTGCGCGAATTCTTAAAAACGACAACGCCGATCCGGCCGAGATCGCGACGCAAACGATGAAGACGGCGATCGCGATCACCGTGATAATTTGCTTTGACGTGAGATCCGTGAACAGATCTTTTATGCCCTCATTGATCGTCATGATCTTTGTCCGCTCTGCGACGCCTCAAGTAGATCTGCACGGCGACATCTACCGCCTTTCCCACGCAGAAGAAAAAGACCGGCAGCACGATCGCCGAAATTATCGTTATCGTCTGAGCATCGACCGCCGCGATATATGCGGGTATTCCGCTGAATATGGCCAGAAGGCCGTTCTTTGAATCCTGCATTGTCATTTTTGAAGTGCCGCCTGTTCGCGGATCTTACCCAATGTGATTTGCCGGTAAAGGTAATACAGTCCGAAGGCCGCGACGATAATTGCAACGACGAACCAAACCTCTTTTGGCAGGCCGATAAAAAATCCGAGCACCGCCCAGATCACCTGCCAAACGGAATGCAGCAGAGCTGTCCACATCGACTTGACGCTGTCTTTGCGTTGCGTGACCGAGGCCGTCACCTGTGCGGCCGCATCGATCGGTTTGCCTGCGGCCTCGACAAACTGTCCGGCCCTTGTGATGGCACCAAGAACCGATTCCGACGTGCCCGGCGTTTGGGCCTGACTGGCGGGAGAAGAAGTAGCGGCCGACTCTGGGGCTTCTGCGGTAGTTACGGGCATGATCACTATTGACTGCTCAACCGCCGGGCTTGTCATTGGCGGAAAGATGTCCTCTGTCAGCTCGCAGCCGTGAACGTAAAGCGGCAGCTTAAGCTCCCAGTTGCCGTGCCGGATCTCATTCAGGAAGAACTGGGTTCGATATCGTGTAGATCTAAGCCGCGGCACCGAGTTTAGCCACGCATCTCGAGTTCGTACATAACGCTCGATCCATCCTCTTTCACCACCGCCGGCAGACACGCGGTCGCGGACCTTTTCCCACGAGCCGTGGTTGATCGAGTCGTAGATCACCGCCAGGCTGAGCGGATCCTTGAAGGCGGAGCCGTCACACGCAGTGATCGCCGGCCTGAGAAAATGATCAAACGCAACTTCGTTCTGTGCCTGCCGCATCAGCGGATCTCCGCCGAGCTTTTTGAGCGCCGCCTTGACCGCCGAGTTTTTCGACAGCAGAAGTATGTTTGAGGACCTCGGATTCTGGATGTCAGGTAGGACAGTTTTCAGGACCTGCGGCAGCTCACCGCCGAGCAGGACGAACTCATTCAGCACGAGCTCGAGGCTCCCTGACTTGTGCGTAAACTGGTTGATGCCGTACGAGATCCCAGCACCGTCATTAAGCACGGCGAGGGCCGAATAATCCCCGAAGGGTTTCGACGTTTCGAAGACATGCACGATCGCAAGTGCTTTCAGTTTGTCTCGCTCCGAAAAACTCATTTCAGTTTCAAGCTCGCAACCAGCTTCGAATCTTTCCTCGAGATCTCACTGATCGTTTTTTCGCCGAGCAGCTTCTCGGCTTTAGCAACGGCAACGCTCAGGCATTCCCACATCGCGGACCCTTTGTCCTTCGCCTTTTTCAAAAACTTCTGGACGTCGATCACTCGGCTGCCCGGCTTCGATTCGACGACGGCGGTCGCGTTCTCACCTTCAAGGACCAGAGGTTTTCCCACCCCGTTCAACCACCCTAAAACCTCAGTCTGAAGAGCGTCTCGCTGATCACGCATCTTCTGGATCCGCGGCTCGTGATGATCGACGATTCCCTTGATCGCTCGCTGATGCTTTTCAACGAACGGCTGCATCTCCGCGTCGCGTGCCGCTTCGGACTTCTCGATCTTTTTGCTCAGGGCCGCGTACTCATCGGCCTTTGCCCTTACTTCCGCCTGCGTTAGCTTCGCCATCTCACTGATTTCCCTTGACGTTTTTCATGGTCTTGATGTAGGTTCTGGGTCAGAAGATTTCGGCTGCCAAGCTTTTCACCTTCTGACCCTTATTAGCGACGGAAAATTACAGTCAGCCCTTTTTCTGAACAGCTTCGTCCGCCGACGTTTTCGAGAATAGGCAACGTTCACCGCTCAGGAAATATCACTTGGCAAGCTTCGTGTGACTTTATTTGATTTGTGGTAAATGGAATGATTGCGACCAGAAACGTACAACAGGATCTGCCGTTCGGCTTCTCTCCGCGCACCCGTATGAAGCTCTCCGAGGTCGAGCGCTTGATCAAAAAATACCGCATTGTCGTGCCGTGTCCGTCACGACAGACGCTGATTCGTATGTGCGAAGCTGGAGAGTTTGAGACCGTCGGCGAGGATCCCGGTCCTAGCGGCTGGATGGTCTATGAAGATTCGTTCTGGAAGTGGGCCGGCTGGCAGCCGGAAAAGCTCGCGGCGTGATTTGACTCAGTCAAAAATATCCGTATTATTGCCTTCGAAACATCGATATCTCCAAATTATCGGTTTTTCGATTTTTTGCAAGAAAAGGCGTCGTAATGAACCCCGACGCCTTTTTGTCTTTTTCGAGTCGGAGATTGAGAAAGCAGCCCACTGCAACCCACTTAACTCTCACTTCCCGCGGCCGGAAGCGCTGCAGGCGGATCAGGTTTATTTTCATATATTAGGCGGACGGGTGGACACTCTTCTTCGCCTAAGACCTCATCAATCAGTCCAAGCCAGTAGGCATCCTGAGCCGTGAAGGCATCGTTTTCCCCCCGCTGCAAGGTAAAGCATAGGGCCACAAAGAAAGACCAAATAGGTTGAATATCATCCCGAACGCGCTCGGTCCATTTTTCTACCTTCTCATCATGATCGATAATTGAATCCAATTGGTTTGCCTCATCGTCGCTCACAAGGAACCGACCATAAGCTAAGCACCAGCCCTTAAAGCGGCGACTTGAAGTAACATTTCGGTATTCGTGATATAAGAGAAAATCTTCCGTTACCTTGTGCACTCCTTGAAACTGTAAGGACCAACCGGGAGCCGAGCTGTTCTCTTTGATTTCAAAATCGACGATCGCCTTTAGCCGAATACCGTCCAGCTCTAGTTCCGTTTTACTCGTCTTGATGCGCCTCAGCTTCTTACTGACGAAGTCGAGAACCTCAGCATACCGATTATAACGTCCTTCGGCTATCGTGAGGATTTCGCTGGCTGTTCTCGACAGTTTTGGGCGAATGTATTCGAGAAAACAGCTAAGATCGTTCAGTGCCGGCTTTTTAAGTGAAGCCCTGATGTTCGAAAACTGGGACCGTGAAGCGATGAATCTGAAGAAAAAGCGAAAGCCCACGTCGCGAGCAAGATCCATTGCAGTGCCTTCTAAGGTAAGGCGGAGCAACTGTGCTAAATATGATGAGCGCTCGGCGGTGAGTTCACTGTCGCTGAGTCGCGTTCCGTGATATAGCACGTTACTCTTTGGATAGGCCACTGCATAATCGCCAGCTGACAACAAATCTGCGGCAGCACTTGCGGCAAAAGTCGGCACTACGGTGATCAGTCGACACCCCTCTCCCAGATCCTGAGATGGAGCTTTCAACAGATGTTTTAAGGTTACCAGGGATGCGACTGACCCGCCGTTACTGTTGATAACCACAGTAATCGGCTCGCGGGATTCTTGCTGTAATTTAATTATTTGAGGAGTCAGCCGAGACACCATCGAAGCGTCGATCGTACCATCGACATAAATGGAACGGCCAAAATCTGGGCGATATTTAGGATCGGGAACAATCACGTGCGGGCTAAACCGTCGATTGCACACTCCTCATCAGGTTGATATTGCTTTCTAACAGACTGCTGAGCATCTCGAAAGAAGGCTCCAAAATCACCGTCATAACGTTCACGGATTCTCTTAAGCCTCGCCTCGATCTCGCGAGATTCGTCGGATTCGCGTTCCGGTACACGATTGACTTCGTCTTTCGTCATAAGGCCTCCGCATACGTAAGGGGCTGCCATGAATTTGGTGAGGTCCGACATATCCTTATTTATCATACGCTCCATAGTCAAATCAGAACAGCGAATTTTTCTAATGCAATTTGGATGCCCGAAACGGGTTTCAATGTCGCAAAAACGTAGTTCTTTTTGTCATTTCAAGCCCGCCTGGGCCTTACTCACCAATTTCCCGTCCGTAAACAGGGCATTCATATTTGCCCCGATCGGGCTTTTCGGAACTTTCCAGATATACATCTGCGTCTTGTGAGCGGCGTTTTCCGCCGTGCTGGTGAGTTCACCTGGTTTGCCCAGTATTGCGATCACCTCGTCGTAGGTCATGCCTTTCTTCAGCGCGTTGAATCTAGCCAGGGTAAGTCCTGCAATTCTATTTTTAACATCCGGAGCCGGACTTAACTTAGCGAGATAATAAATGTGGCTGCAACGAATCAGAGTCGCGTCGATCTTCTTCCCAACTATCAGGTAGTCTGCAAGGTCACCCATTAAGACGGTGTCCTTTAGAAATTCGGTATCAACGTTAATGAACATCCGCTGATCCTGATCGTTTTTCAGAACGACGCCCGTAAGTGTCAGTTCGTCGTCTGCAAAGCTTCGCTTGGCGACCGTCGCCGACATCTTCTCCTTAACGGCCCATTCGGGAGATCCACACACCTTCTCTGACGCAAGGTCTGTGTTCATTATTCGCAGGTCACGATCGCCCTGGCCAAAACAAGCGACTGAAGCCGCCAAAATTATAAAAAACAAAATGCCTTTCATAACTCGCTAATTACACAGGCTCCGATCGACGTACACCTTCCGGCCGCTGGCGCTGTAGTAGTAACAACCACCCCGAGGACCGCGAATATATCCGCCCGATCGGGTCGCAGTAGTTGACGGTGTGTAAACCGTCGCGGGTTTCGGGTATATCGGGTCACGAATAGGAGCTGGAGTTGGAACCGGGGCCTGGTAGGCCGGAGCAGGAGGCGGAGTGTAAGCGGGCGCAGCTGGCGGCTCGACGGCCGCATTGATGGTCTGCTCGGCTCCGACTAGCTTGATGGTGCTGCCGTGAAGCCATCCCACATAATCGGGCGTCTGAACCAAAAACCAACCTCCTACCTGTTTTATCAGGTCAAAAAGCTGCCCCTGCGAAACCTCAGTAACAACCTTTCCGCTACTGTTAGGTGTACCGCGAAGATTTGCTTTCTCAGTAATGACTGCAACTTGCTGGGCTGAGATCACTGCCGAGAGTGCAAGGACGAAAACAACGAGACATAGGATTCTCTTCATTTTTCACCTCTCATGATCATGTCTATAAAATCCAGTCCCCGCGTGATCCTGATCCGGTCCGGACGCGTGGCGATCATTGCGAATACGTCCGCGAGCTTCTCGCTGGCGGCGTCCGGCTCTACGCCAGAGAAGGCCGCAACTGTCTCTCGCCTGTAAAAGTTCTGCAGGAAATGAGCAAACTCGTGCCATCCGACCAGACTCCGCTCTCGCGGTTTCAGCCTTGTCGACAACACGATCGTGTGCTTGCCGTCGATGTGGTAATAGAAGCCACGGTCGACTTCCGACGACAGGATCAGCTCAATGTGATTGTGATTACAGAGCTCCACAAAATCGGGGCCGGTGAGGGGAGCTCTGCTGAATTTTCTAAGAACGCTTAGTGTCTTTGGGAGATACATGGGCTCTGCGTTTTCGCTGCCGGTCGAGGATACCGCGGGCAGCTACAATCTCCTTGTTTTTTTGTTCTACCGACATTTTCGCCCAACCGGAAAATGCCATTGAGGTGAGGGCGGGGACTGCAATGCCGTCGTGTTTATACCACTCGGTTAATACTGTGCCAGGATTATCGTATTTTTGTATCGCCGTTGCAACATCAAATTCATCTATGGAACCTAGATCCTGAACATTTTGGGCGATCTCCGATCGAACAACCTCTCTGATCATTTCAGTTAAGGCATCCCTATTAAGAATCGGATCGAAGACCTGACTTCTTGTCGGTTCCTCACGGCCTATCAATAACCAGTCCAGTGAAGTATTGGTTGACTCGGCGATTTTTATGAGATTGTCGAGGCCGGGCGGGTTTTTCTGCCAATCGTAGACTGCTTGCTTGGAAATGCCCAGTTTTCGGGCTGCTTCGGGTGCATTCTTTGCACCGAGAGATTTCAGTATTCGCTCAAAAATCTTTGCCGCGTCAAGCGTCACTTTACTTTCTGCTTGACAATAGTCAAGTGATGGTTTACTTTTGGGTTTACTTCCAGATGGAATCCCAACTGGAGTACTTGGAAGAATAGCTATGAACGCACTTGAAGTCAAAATTCACCTCCTAAAGAACGGGCTTACGGTCACCGGTATTGCCCGCGAACTGGAAGACGAATACGGCGCGACCTTCGAGAGTCTGCGCACCATGCTTAAAGATCTCTTTTATTACGGAAAGCACAACGCCAAACTCGCGTCGCTCGTCCGCAAGAAGTACGGAATAAAGATCGATCAGCCGACGCGTCCGCAAACGGTAAGAGAGGCCGTTCAGCGGGCCGCCTGATCAACAAACTAGGCTTTCGGACCCTATGAGGTCTGAGCCTAGATTTTTTTGCCCCGAGTTGGCAATTGCTTTTTCGCCCTGCGATTGCAACGACAGATTACGAAGGTCACACGTATATGGAATCTCACGAGCTCATGAGGCTGCTTATTCCCGACAACGAGATAGATCGTGTCGCGAGTTTTGTCGGCCTCTCCCGATCGCTCCTCTACCAGGAGCGGCGGCCGTTCCGCGAAAAGCCTACCGATACCGGCACGCGCAACACGATCGAACGCCTGGACCTGCTCTGTGAATACGCACTGAGCAAAAATCCCCAGGCCGTCCGGCTGATCGGCGAACGCTACCTTTCGATGTACCGCAACTTTAACGCCGCGCCCGAGGTCGTGACCGAGGCGGATCTTCTGCGAGTCCTCGGCCAGGCTGCCAAAGAATGCGGTGAAGCGATGTTCGCCGTCGCCACTCGCAAGGCAGTTAAGGAATGCACCGTTGAGATCGCCCAGGCCAAGGAGATTCTCGAAAAAGCTCTCGAAATGGTTATCGCCCTTTCAGAGAAGGAGTAAACAAATGTCAGCCCTTAAGTCAGAACCGGGAGCAGTAGCGACCGGGCAAAAATTCAAACCGAAGTCTACTGAACAGCTACGTGCAATTTTTGGCCTCGGCCGCAAGAGGGGATGCGGCAAGGAGGAACTGGAGGAACTCGCGGCAGATGTCACAAATGAGCGAGTCGATAGGCTCTCCGGTCTTTCCTTTGACGAGGCCAACGCGATGATTCGGCGTCTCGGCGGTGATCCGTTTCCTGTGGGCGGAGACGTGTCACGGCGGACGCTGAATTATCGCCGGCAGAAGGCGGGAGTTAAGCAGCTTGAAACGGTCAAACACCTGTCCTTGATCGACGAGCTCGCCCGCCTTCGCAATATGACCCCCGAGGGCCTCGAAAAGCTCTGCCAGCGAATGCTTAACGGCAAACGCCGCCCGACGACAACCGCCGAGGGAAACAAGATCGTCGAGGCCTTGAAAGCCATGAACCGTCGCGACGGACTCTATCCGCGATCGACCGTGACGACAAAGGAGGCGGCATGACAATGACCGAATTTCGCGAGGCGACCAAACCGATCAAGGCCGGCAAACGCGTCCGAGCTCATGTCCGCGGAGCGCACGAGGGGTCGACGCGCTGGTACATCGGCACCTATCAGCCTGATTCAAACGAGCCGCTCATCCTGCGGATCTTTCAAAACGGCGAAATGTTTCGCTTCCCATATTCCCGGGTGATCGGTGTCGAGGAGGTCAGGTAATGGATTGGTTCATGTACGCATGCGGGCTCGGGCTTGTCGCCTCGGGCTTCTGGATAGGAGGCGTTATCGGCTACGCCGCCGGCAGACGCTCAGTTCACAACGAGATCTCGCGACTACCTATCGCCATGCCGAAACCGGTCCAGCAGGCAGCCGATCGGCTTTCGAAAAAAGAGCCTTATCAGCTCACCGCCGAGGATCGCATTCTGCTCGAAGAATATCTCGACGATTGGAGGATCGAAAAATGATCTTGCTTCTTGATGAGCCCGAAACAACATCGATCTGCAACAACTACGGTCCTCGCTGTTTCATCTGCGGCGACGTCGGTTTCACGTTCATCCGTGATCTTGGGATCAATACCTGCTGGCGAATGAAAGCCGGAGCCGAGCATGCGGTTCCGAATGACGCCGCCCGGATCCTCGGAAACCGGATGATCAGCCTCATTCGCGACGGCATTGCTCTCGATCCGCATCACTTCGAGCTTGCGAAGCTGCTCGCCGGTCACACGAGCGACGTGCCCTGCAAACGCCGGCGAATACTCGACGGTCACTTCAGTCATTCCAAAGATCCTCAACGAGCTTTCACAGGTGTCGTCGAAACGCTTCGGCGGCTCTGGTGTCTGCCGGTCGGCAGCCGCAAAGAGGATCCGTCCGGTTATTGGCTGATCACCGAGCTGGACGATTTTCGCGAGTGGGTCAACCGGGCAAAGGCCGCTCCGATCACGCAGCTGCGAACGATCCATCGCGTCGCCCAGGCAAACTTTCCCGTTTTCGCCGAGCAGATGGAGCTCGAATTTTGGGCGGACATGGATCCACAGGAGGTAAGCGTCGATGTGGCAGCTGCCTGAAATGCTGGTGTTCGCTCTCATAGCGACCGCGCTGATCTATTTTCTGCAGTTCATCGATTACGAGGACGATGGCAAAACGAAGCGACGAAGAGTACGAGAACGAATCACTGACGCGGGGACTGCTGGTCCTCGAAGCGTTGGAGGGAACGGCCTGGCAGCCGGTGACCGCCAAGACCGTTATGGACCGAACTGGTTTGAGTCGCGATCAGGTGGACCGGTCGCTAAAAACGCTTCGCCTTCGCGGGTATGCCGTATGCGAAAACGGCAAGTGGACCGTCGGCAAGCGGCTGATCCGGATCGCTCAGAGTATCGCCTCGAAAAGTCTTTAAATTCATGCGCGCAGGAATTTAAACCCTCGCGCAATCAATAAAACACTGGAGCTTAAATTCCTGCGCAGGAATTTAAAAGGAGCAAATGGCACGAACATATATGAAAGATTCTTTAGCTGAAAAAGTACGTGAGGTCGAGGACGAGCATGCCGGTCAGGTCCTCGACACTCATTTGTCAAAGCACGGCGACGCCTTACGCATGCGGGCGATGTTCATTCTCGGCGGCGTCAACATCGCGGGAAAAGTGGCAGCTTCTCTCGGTTCCGAGGCGATAAAAGCCCTGGTCAAATTTCAGGAAGAGAAGATGCACGAGGCTCTCGGCTTCGAGACCTTCGTCGATTTTCTCGGCGAGTCCGAATACTCGCCAATGACAAAGGCGCAGTTTTACGAGCGAAAGGCTCTGCTGGAAAAAGAGGGTGAGTCGCTCTTCGATATGTTGACCGAGCTCGGCATGTCGATCCGCCGTCGCAAGCTGCTTGGCCAGGGAAACGTTGAGCTTTCCGGTGACGTCGTTATCGTCAAGGACGGCGACGAGGCAACCGAGATCGCTCTTACCGATCGCGCCCGGATCCTCGAAACGATCACGGCCCTCGCCGACGCCAACGCCGACAAATCCAAAAAGCTCGACAAGCAAAAGGCAAA